ATGAAACTCATATAAGCCTCACGGGGTTGATTTGGTTGAAGTTTATCATTAGTAGAGCGCAGATACAAACGTTGCGGTAAGAATTACAGACGGAGAAGCTGGGTGTGTTGGGCTTGTTCCAGGTGGGTAGGTTGCCGCCACCGTATTTCCTGATTCTGAAGCCATCATTAACTGAATATTATCCCCAGCATCTACTGCCACTACTAGGTTCCAAGAGATAATTGCAGCACCTATACCACCAGCGTGTTTTGATGGAATCGACACAACACCGCCTGTTTGCGGTATATCGCTAGTATTTTTCCTAAACCAGAGGATTACGTTGTCTACTGAACTTGTTGCATTTATAAGCTGGACACTAAATTGAATGTTGTAATATCCAGCCGTGGTAAAAACAACTTTGGTGTTATCAAGAGGGTCAAGAGCTACTTGATTACTAGCATCTGTCGTATCAAACGGAATTTCTAAAGCCGTGGTTGCCGAAGGTACTGCCTGAGCTTCTGATACATAAACCCCAGCGGCATGCGAAGATCCGCTAGAACCATACTGTGATCGTGTAATTCCTGTAAACGAAGTGGCTGTCTTACCAGTATAGGTAATCAACTCTTCTTCAATAATAAGAGCGCCAGCAGATGCAAAGCCAGCGGTAGAGCCAACCACAATATTTGCAGTTGAAGAGCTGTTTGGTATGGCATTAGTTAGCGTTGTATAACCGTCTTGAGAAAACGCACCGTTTGGGAACTTTAAAAACGCCCCGCCTGTATTAGAACTAAATGGCTGGGCAAAGTTATCGATCTGGTTAAAGTACAGACGCAGAGCGTTTAAAAGCTGGTCTTGATATAACTGACTGTAAGCAACGGGCGCAATTAGTAAGTTAGGCGCCTTGGGCGGTCTAAGGTCTAAAGTCTTGATCTGCGGGTTGACAGCCATTAACGTCTTCCGTCATTACGAATATCAATCCGTGGGCTACCTAACTGCCAAGCTACGCCTAATGAATCCGAGGTAATCCTAAATGCCATTTGCCGACCACGAAGGCGAGTGTAGACCTGACCCGTAAACTCTTGCACTGTGTATACAGGCTCATTAGTAAAGTTGTCAGCACTAATTACCTCTGGACTATCAGCTGCCCCATAAGGCGTTCCTGAGTTCCTACGAGGCTTAACTTGCATGGTCACGTATGGATTGTTGGTATTCGATCCGTTGAAGTTGACGTCAGGGAGAATGCGCCATACAAAGCCAAAGTTATGCCCATCACCAATATCAAAGTCGGAAGACTGTACATACGAAACAATTGGTACTGGCTGCTCGCCAGCCACATCATCTACAGCTGACTCATGGAACAAAATGCGGTTGTTATAGTCAGCAGCCATAGGAAATGGTCGAATACCAGAATCAAGCCAAGCAGTACGAGCCATAGAACCATAAGCCCAAGTGCGCTCTAGGTAGTTGTAGATTACGTATTTATCTACCGTATTGCTGCCCTGAGAACAGTAGAACCACCATATTTCGTTATAACCCTCATTACCTCCAGCAAATACTTGAAACGCTTGATCTTTATTGATGTCAGTAAAGATGTATTGACGCAGAGCACAAGGCAGAGTTTCTACACGACCAGAATAGATATAGAACTTATCCACACCCATCCAATAAGTCACGTTATTTACTGTAATTGCTGAGTTAGGCGATATGATGGAAATGTTGTCCATCAAAATCTGGAAACCCCAAACGTAGGGCGCCCCTAGATACTGCATCGAATAAATAGCCGAATCGGTCCAAACCAAAATCTCCTGGCGGGTAGACTCGGCGCACATAATGTACGAGCCATTAGAAAGCCTAAATTCTCCAGACTGATTAGTTACTGCTGGCACCCATTCATAGGGGTTTTCTTGATCAGACCAGCGCACCAGCATTGGGTCAAAGGTAGTAACTGCGGTATTTGGATCGTATGGATTAGCGCCAAAACAAATCACAAAACGTTGAATTGCTGAAGCCACAACTTGATATGTAGCAGTTGGCACACGAGCGCCATCAAAACCTTCGTCAGTCGATAGCGTAGATAAAAGTTTTGCACGGGTCTGGGTACCTAATGCAGCCGTCCAATAGAACACCGAACCGCCACGAGGTGCGAGTACTAAATCTTGACCAAAATTATCATTAGTCCAAAGTCGTAATTGCTGACCAATTCCTTGTCCAATAAACGCTTCACCCCAACCACGAGTCCCTGTTTCGGCATAAGCAATAACATTTCCCCCGCCAGCCGCTACGTTTGATGTCGCATTAGCCTGAACCGTAATAGTGTATGCATTGGCGTTGGCAACTGTTGGATAGAAAAGGGTATTTAGCAATACAGCAGAGATACCACCAGTAGCCGTAGCATTTGAGAAGATGACTGCATTACCGTTAGACAAGCCATGTCCAGTGTGGGTTACGGTAACTACGTTACTGCCATTTGTTGTAGCAAAAGGGTTTGTTAAAGAAGTAACTGTGCCAGTAACAGGCCAAGGACCAGCGCCCCAGCCATTGCCTACACTATATATGTTAAGACCTGTAGGTTGCTGATAGGCAATATTAGTTAGCGCACCGCCGTTACCAGTATCTGAACCGTTAGCATTAACTGATACTACGATGGTGTAAGCAGTGGAATTAATCCGTGAATTAACCGAAAACTCTGTGTTTAAAACAGTCGCTGTTACATTACCGCCAAGGCTTGCTGCACCAGAAATGGTTAAATAGTCGCCTACGTTTGGGGTGTATGAACTGTCAATAACAGTAACTACATTTGAACCGTTAGACGCAATAAAGGCACCACCTACATTGGTAGAAGTATGAACGATTGGGGTAATGTCAAAGTAAGTGCCACCCTGCTCAATGTAGTATTTGAGGTTGGTACCAACACCTAGGTAATTAGATCCATTAATAGCTATCCAGTTCCACAAAGATCGAGCCAACCCCAAGAACTGTGCAGTAGCCATGCGTGTCCAGCCACCAATTTTTTCAGGAAAGCCTGAACGAAAACGAATTTTATCCCCGTCATACCAACCACCCTCGTTAGAGTAATCAGTACCTTCTCGGTTTAGTCCTGGGCGAAATTGTAGTTTCTGTAATGGCATGGTTTACCCTAATACGGATTCAGCTTTCTGAATAGCGGCTCGTCTGGCATCTAATCCAAGCAAGCCACCATTAATCCTTTTTGTCATTGTCTCAATATCTCCCTTGTCTGCCAAGTCATTTAGGTTATGTTTATTCCAAAACCATCCAGCACTTAAAGCCGCATATTTAGGATCCAACAACAAATCAGGATCACTGACAAGATCCACACCCAAACTAGATCCGCATCGCTCATAGTTCTCCTTGCCCGTCAGTTGTTTGATACCCCTGCCACGATACTTCCAGCCATCGCCAGTTTCTTCTGGGCCGTTGCCCATCCTACCACCATAGACCTTATTAGCGATCTTTTCAGGTTGCCGAGCATATTGATTAGCTACTTCTTCGCTAGGAAATCGGCTAGGCCAAGTGTTCATCAAAGCCTTGGCAGAGTAATTGAGGTTTTCTTCTAGGGTTTTAAAGCCAGCAGACTCGTGCATACACTGCCCGATAAAGGCAGCTTTACGCTTGGGGGTGTCAATCCCGTACTTTTCAAACGTATTGTTTAAGGCTTCAGTCCACTTGCCGTCAATACCAAGAGCTAGGAGTTGCGACTCAAGCATCCTTCTTTTCCTTAGCTTTCATATCCATGATCTTCTCAAGGGTGCGACCGCCAAAGTAAAAGCTCATAATCAACATGCCCCATTGACCAAGCAGCTCTACATACTTCTCGTTAGCGTTAGAACCAAATGCGCTCATCATGGCAAACACAAAATAAGCACCAAGAATAAAGATCAGGGTCATTGGACGGATGTTTTTAGACAACCAAGAGTCAGAAGCCATATCCGACTGCTGGCGCTTAGTGACTTCTTGAGCTTCAATATTGTCGGCATTGAGTTCAGCCAGACGCCCTTCTTGTTGCATCTTGAGTAACTCGGCTTGAGCTTTAGCCTTGGCTTCTGGGTCAGGGATAAACTTGTCTAAGACCTTCATCCCAACGTCAACTAGTGCGGTTAATGGAAACATTATTTTTTCTGCCTTTCTTCAAGGAGTTTGACCCGCACGTGCAAGTCATGTATTTCTTTGTAGACTTCTTCTCGCATTTTTGCTCTGCGCTCAGCAGAGATTGGGCTATCGGTAGGTACACCCTCGCTAGTAATCAACGCTGGCATCTTGCCTTCGATTTGGGTTAAGCGGGTTTGAAATGAGTGCACTTGCCCTAGCAGCCACGCCAAAGCAGCCACGATAATAGGGATTACCGCTTTCAGTAAATCCTGCATGTTCATACTTCACCTCAAAGAGTAGAGCCGCCAAACGACATATTGGCAACCACAATCGCTACGTGCTGCTCTGGATCTTCAAGCGAATCTCCGCAGTCGTTGCACTTTTTGGCAGCAAGCTCAGCTTCGTCTACATCACGTCCACAATTGGGGCAGTAGATTTCTACAGTATGGCGTGGTTTAAATTCACCGCCATCCATTGAGTCTTGAATAGTCTTAATCATAATAATCCCTTAGTTTTTCTGGGCAATAATTAGGTCAACATATTTAACAGCAAGGTTAATTACAGTAGATGATGCTGATCCAGAACTAAATGAGAACGGGTGAGTATGTGAACCACCACCGCCTGTATTACCTGTTCCGCTGGTTTGAACAAAACTAGTTCCGCCAGCTACAGCTGCATCCCCGCTTCCAGCTGCTAAAGTAATATCTGTAGTGTGGCTGTGGCTAGGAATTTGAGGCGTAGAAAGCGTTGTTGCCCCTGCTGAACCAGAAACAGAGTTAATAGTAATAGTTGGTGTTTGTGATACAAAAGCAGTGGTAAAGTCTACTGAACCACCAGAACCTACAACACCGTTAACTAGTCTAAATGCAGCATTATCTGTACTAGTATCTTTAGTCCAACCTGTTGGCGCATTTGTTTGATTAAAAGTCATCCTAGTACCCGAACTAAATTCGGCACCAGGGGGCGCCGCAGATTCCCAAGTTGTTCCGTTAGAACGTAGAAAATTTCCTGCTGTTGCTGGCGACACAAAAGTAACTGGAGAAGTACCATTACCAAGAATGACATTATTAGCAGTTAACGTGCTTTGCCCCGTACCGCCCCCAGCAACATTTAGAATAGCGCCATTTACAAAAGCGGCAGATGCGGCTACAAAATTAATTCCATCACAATAAATAACTTGAGTAGCACCGTTAGGAATGATTACACCCGTACCAGTAGCACCAATCACTCGTATGGCTTGCCCACCACCAGTATTATTTGCAATTATGTATAGCTTTTTAACAACAGGTGGTATAAGGTCACGTTGAACACTATTTGTACCAGTAACTACTAATACGGCATTTCTAGACTCGTCAAGTACACCGTTGAAATTAGTAAGGGTATAGTTAGCATCAGACATTACTATAGACTGAACACCACAAATCGCCTGTTCAAGCAAAGTTCCCAAATTGGTATTGGTTGTTTGACCCCAGATACCCGATTGGTCGCCGTCTCCAATGAGGGTTAATTTTAAACTTGATGAATATGTACTTGCCATAATTTATCCTTATGCCGCTAAAACTTCTGTCCAATTTGGAGTCTGTGCAGTATCTACTAGACCCCATACATTTTGCTTTTTAAGTCTAACAACGGTTCTGACGCCAGTCAAATTAACTATAACGTTGCCATTTACAGTAACATTGCCAAGCAAAACTGGCACTGCAAACCCAGTAACATTATTTTCTGCGCTACCAGAAGCTGTTACATTTCCAAGTGCAACAATAGAAGAAACACCTGTTAAATTAACCACAGCGGTTCCAGTAATAGCTACATTACCAATTAAACTAGGTATTGCAAAACCTGTAAGGTTTATATCAACACCACCTGTAGCTATTACATTGCCAACCTGTCCAACAGCGTAAACACCAGTCAAATCTAAGTTGCTATCAGCTTTTACATCAACCGTACCAACTAAGCATGGTGTACGAATACCAACAAGAGCAGTATTAGCTTCAGCAATAATCGTTACAGTACCAACCTGACCTACGGCGTTTACACCCGTTACATCTATTGTTTGTCCAGAACTTATATCAACCGTACCAACTACACCAACAGCCGAGACTCCAGTAAGCTGAACTGAAATACCAAGGCTTGTATCGCCTACATCAGCAAACGGGGCACCGCCATAGGGAAATCCACCAAACATGATTTATCCTATACAAACCAAGTAATAATTGAATACCGTGTACCACTTGTCACGGGCACGATTTCGTGGGGATACATAAAGTTTGAAGGGAACATAATGCACGACCCTTTCTTTAGTTTGTATACCAACTCACGATCAAAAAACGCAAACTCACCACCTTCGTAGTCATCGTTTAACACAAACGAACAGGATATTACCCTAAAATTATCTTTAAAAAAATCAATATGTTTAGCATAAAATTGATTTACTTCATATTTAAGTAGAATATATCCCGTGTCATGTGTTACGTTGCACAATGGATATTTTTTCGAGTATTGATGTATTACATTCGCTGCTGATACATACAGGTATTTATCTAAATTTTTTCTAACTTCTAAATTTTTTTGCATTATGTTGTCATAAGAAATACCTATATTTGAACACTGTCTTTCCCCATCACTTTTACCGTCCCCAGTAGTTGCAGGTACCCAATCATCGCAATCTATATATTCTTTAAGAACGGCATCACACAACGCAACAGGTATTGCGTTTTCAATAACAACAATGTGATCTGACAAAGTGTTCATTTATACCTTTGTAACGTCAATAAATGCTGTACTTACAGTGTTTGGGTGTTTAATTGTGTCGGGGTTTTGTCCGTTGTAATTTTCTGGAGGACTCCACCAATGGCAAACTTCATACGGAACAGTAACACCTTCTGGAATCATACTAGGATCAACAATATCTTCAACACGCTCCCCAATCCGCATAGGGTGTATACAATAAGCGACAGTGTTATCTTCTAGCGCAGTAAAAGCATGCATTTTATCTTTATGAATAAATATCATATGCGGCGCTTTAAAAATAGTTTCATTTCCATCTACCACACATTTAACAGAACCAGCAGCTAAGAGAGTCAAATGGTCAAACGAATGTGTGTGGCTATGCTCAGTATCTCCAGCATTTTTAAAGTGCATCATTCGGCTATACAAATTAGAAACACAGCCAATTTTTACTTCAATAGTCATTTCTACTTCCTTTTATCAAAATAAGCCCAATTATTTGGGCCACGACTACGCACATAATGTAAAAATACTTGACTATAATTTTGACCAGTAAATGGTTGCCCTCTCCAGTGATCCGCAACGTTGCCAAGGTAAAGCATAGCATCGCCTTGTTTTAACCTTAAACTAATTTCTTCGCCTGATGGTTTTTGAATACTTATATCCCAATCTGCGTCTCCACCAACGTGTACAGTTAAGCTAATCTCACAAGCGGGTCTATCTCGATGCCTGGCGAGTACTTCTCCGTTTTTGTAAATACGAGCATATGTGTAAGTAGGCAATACTAATTCTTCAACTAATTTACTTACTTCATTTGTTTTTTCACAAAGCAATTCAATAAACGGCATAAAGTCATATACCGCTGGTGAACTAGGTGCTTGGTGATCTTTGCTATATTGACCGCTTGCTTCTAACGCATAAAAATCTTGTTCTAATGTTTGAGCACGTTCCTGACTAATGAAGTTAGGAACAAACAAATAATTGTTTTGCTCAAGCTGTGCGTTCACTTATTATTCCATTTTTTGCTTAGCTTGTTCAGCTGCAAGTATTGCTGCTTGCTCAGCATCATAGGCTTCTTGCCATTTAGCTAAACAAGAGTTAGCCCAATCAGGCAAAGAAGTAATTTCTTGATTTTGTACAAGAGGAGATTTAAATTCAATATGTCCTTTATTAGGCTCATATTCTTCCCACTGTAAAGCATGGACATCAGTAGGTATGCCACAAGAAGATAAATTTAACTTAAGGTAGGATTTATCGTCTTTACCAACGGTTCCGTCTACGGGAATAATAGTCAGTCTCATTCTTCAATACTCCTAATTAGTTTGGGTTGTTCTTCGTGTTTAACCTGCACAATACCTGCGGTAGCCAATAAAAGTTGTTGGGCTTTTTCGTTTGACTTCACCATTTCATTTCTAAACGACTCAACTGCGGCGCCAGTTTGACGTTGTTGCCCAGAGTTTTCAATAAGTAACATTGGAAGCCACGATATTGCGCACTCGTAACTGTCTACTTGGCTTCCAGTATTTACGTCAAATCCTTGTACACGGGTATACCAAGCGCAAGTAAGGCCCACACAGTCTTTTTTGATTAGTGGACAAAAAGTACCGTTTTTAAGTGTTCCCATTATTAATCCTTAGTTGCACGAATTACATCAATGTACTGTACCGCAAGGTTAATTGCATTTCCAGTAAAGGTGTGATTATGAGCATTTTGTACAACTGTTGCAGGGCTACCACTAAATGTACCCGAACCGCTTGAAAAGCTAAACGGATGGGTGTGGCTACCGCCACCACCTGTAGCAGAGGAAGTGACAGATCCACTTGCGGGTGGATCACGTCCTGCGAATTGATTACCAAGACAATTACCTTGATGGATTGTCATTGTATGGGTATGGCTTGGGATTTGAGGCGTAGAAAGTGTTGTAGCACCAGCGCTACCCGCAACTGCGGTGATACTTACTGATCCAGTAGGCGTCTGGCTTGCAAACGCTGTAGTAAACGCTACTGAACCCCCTGTACTCGCCGTACCTGTTGTAACACGCAACGCTGAGTTATCGCCCGTAGTTGTATTTTTAGTAAACCCAGTTGGTGCCGATGTCTGTGCAAACAACATAACCGTACCAGCAGGAATTACTGTGCCACTAGAAACAACAGCATAAGTTTGGTCGCCCCGTAAGAATGTAGATGCGTTAGCTGTACCAGTACCAAGACGG